GCAGATGCACAAGAGTTAGTTGCTAAACTCAGTGTTGAAAGTGATCGTCTTTCTAGGGAAGAAGCTCAATGGAAACAAAGACAAGAAGCGCAAACCGAAACAGAAGTTGAAACCCCAAAACAGCCAGAACAGCCTCAACAGGCGGCTGCACCTGCCGATCCGAGAGCACAAAAATGGGCTTCAGAAAACGAATGGTTTGGAAAAGATGAAGGAATGACCTTTACAGCGTTCTCAATTCATCGTAAACTGATCGAAGAAGAGGGATATAATCCCCAATCTGAAGATTATTATGCTGAGATTGATTCTCGCATGCGTAGAGAGTTTCCTCATAAATTTGAGGAAGAAAAATCTGGACAACGGAAACCCGCCCAAACCGTTGCTCCTGCCAACCGAAACTCTAAAACTGGGCGCAAGACAGTTCGTTTGACTCAAAGTCAAGTGGCTATCGCAAAGAAACTCGGTGTTCCACTTGAGGAATATGCGAAACACGTGAAGGAGGCTTAAATGTCTGAAAATAGCAAGAGAACTCCTCGCGCTTCTGAAACACGTTCAAAAACTGAGCGCAGAAAACCGTGGCGACCAGCTTCATCCCTTGAAGCACCGCAACCTCCTGAAGGTTATCAATTCAGGTGGGTAAGAACAGAAATTCGTGGCGAAGAAGATCGCAAAAACGTTTCTGGTCGAATCCGAGAAGGATATGAACCTGTTCGTGCAGATGATTATCCAGACTTTGATGCTCCTACCATTGAAGATGGTAAGCATGCAGGAGTCATCGGTGTTGGTGGGTTGATGTTAACTAAAGTGCCACAAGAGATAGTAGAAAGCCGTGATGAATATTTTGCGTCGCAAACTTCTGATCAAATGACAGCGGTGGACAATGATCTCATGAAGGAACAACATCCTTCTATGCCTATTTCGAAAGATAGGCAGTCTCGTGTAACCTTTGGTGGTCCTAACACTAAGTAGGCCACATAGTTAAACCCGTAAGGAGTGGATAATGGCAAATAAAGACGCCGCTTTTGGGCTAAAGCCCGTCCGTACTTTGGGTGGTGTAGCGAACTTCACAACAAACGAGTACGATATTGCAAGTAACCATAGTAATGCAATTTTTCAGGGTTCACCTGTTATCGCTACTGCCGCTGGTGGTATCGATGTTGCAGCTGGTTCTTCCGATAAAATCGTAGGTGTTTTTCAAGGTTGTTCTTATACTGACCCAACATCTGGAGAACCTGTATTTTCGAATTACTATCCAGGAAGTATTGCTGCCTCTGATATCAAAGCACTTGTATATGATGATCCGTATATTGTATACGAAATCCAGTGCGATGGTACGATGGCTGCAAACTCTGTAAATGCAAACGCAGATACGACTTCAACTGGTAGCGGTTCGACTGTTACAGGAAGATCGATTGCAGAAATTTCCTCTACTGTAGGAACTGCTACTGCACAACTTCGGATTATCGGGTATAGTAAAGACCCCGATAATAGTGATTCTAGCTCTGCTAATGGTAACGTGTACGTTCTAATTAACGAACACGCCTATCGGCAGGGTGTAGGCGTATAAGGAGCTTTGAATAATGGCAATCTCTAGAGCACAACTGGCTAAAGAGCTTGAGCCTGGACTCAATGCTCTCTTTGGCATGGAATATGGTCGTTACGAAAACGAGCATTCAGAAATCTTCGAAACAGAGTCATCAGACCGTGCGTTCGAGGAAGAAGTAATGCTAACTGGCTTCGGTGCGGCACCAACCAAAAATGAAGGTGGAGCGGTAAATTTTGATGACGCGCAAGAGTCATTTACTTCTCGCTACACACACGAAACCATTGCTTTGGCTTTCGCAATCACTGAGGAAGCTATTGAAGATAACTTGTATGACCGTTTGGCATCTCGTTATACTAAGGCACTGGCTCGTTCTATGGCTCATACGAAGCAAGTTAAAGCTGCAAGCGTATTGAATAATGCGTTTAACTCTAGCTTTACTGGTGGCGACGGTAAGGAGCTTTGCGCTACTGACCACCCACTAGATGGTGGAGGCACTTTCTCTAATGAGCCATCAACTGCCGCTGATTTGAATGAAACCTCTCTTGAAGACGCTATGATTAGTATCTCTGGTTTCGTTGATGAGCGTGGATTGAAGATTGCTCTTCGTGGAATGAAGCTAATTATTCCACCTGCACTTCAGTTTATTGCAGAACGTCTAATGGCCTCAACTATGCGTGTTGGAACCGCCGACAACGATATCAATGCTCTCCGCAGCACAGGTATGTTGCCGAACGGATACACCATTAATCACTTCTTGACTGATACAGATGCGTTCTTTATCAAGACAGATGCGCCTAATGGATTCAAGCATTTTGAACGTGCGCCAATTCGTACAGCGATGGAAGGTGACTTCGATACTGGTAATATGAGGTTTAAAGCTCGTGAGCGTTATAGCTTCGGGTTTTCAGACCCACGTTGTGTTTTTGGTTCTCCAGGAGCATAATTCTATTACTACTTTTAAAAGGGCGACTTTTCAGTCGCCCTTTTTTCGTTTATAGTAAATTTATCCTGACAACTCCATCGGGGGGTTGACACTAGCCACGACAGGAGAAAAACATGGCTAATACTACTTTCAACGGTCCAGTCCGTTCCGAAAACGGATTTTCGAGTCTTGTAGGCGGTAAAGACGCCCCAACAAATACAATGACTCTTTCCACATACAGCACGTCAATAACTATTGCAGCGTCTGGCACAGAGCATAAAGAAGCATCCATTGGCATACCGTCTAATTTTATTCCTATGGGTTGCGCCATCACTGTAACAAGTGCGGCAGCTAACAACGTCAATCTTGTTGACATTGGTACAGATGCAGACACAGATGGATTTGTAGACGGTATTTCTGTTGCAATTAATTCAACTGGTTTTAAGGGTTTCTTCCCTTGTAACGGTGTTCTTGGTATGTCAGGGGGTGCAACCACTGCGGCTACAGAAACAGCTGACGAAGTTGAAGTTGTTATTGATGGCACAGCAGGTGCTGGTGGTGTTATTGCTCTGAAATTCTTTGGTATTTCATCTGATTCACCAACTGCTTAATGGGAGACTCAGATGGCTGGACCAATTTTTGCTAAAACAGCAACATCAACGGGCAGTCTATTTGGTGGGCGCACTCGACTAAAATCATTTGTTGTAAAAACAGCTGGGTCGGGTAGTCCTGCCGCAGTTTTTAAAGACGGTGGCGGCTCAGGAACAACATTGCTAACTATGGCATTTTTAACGTCTGACGATACGCAAGTAACTATTCCTGAAAACGGTATGGTGTTTGAGACAGACTGTCATGTTACTTTGACGAATATAGACTCTATTACTGCTTTCTTTGGGTAGTAGTTATGGCAACAAAGAAAAAACGTAAGTCTAAACCAATAAAGACTTCCGTTAAGTCAGGGAATTTCCGCTCCACTAAAAGTGGGGCGGGAATGACAGAAAAAGGTGTTCGGGCTTATCGTCGCGCAAATCCAGGAAGTAAACTCAAAACCGCTGTTACGGAAAAAAAGCCGTCGAAAGCCCGTGCAAAACGGCGTAAATCGTATTGTTCAAGATCTGCTGGACAAGCGAAAATGCATAATATCAACTGCCGCAAAACGCCCAAAAAACGTATCTGTGCGGCAAGAAGACGTTGGAAGTGTTAAAATGAAAGTAGCTGATGTTTTAAAAAAGCTCGAAAAACACGAAAAATCGTGTGATAAGAGGTATGAACAAATACAAAAACAGCTTGATCGTTTAGATTTAAAAATCTGGGGATTAGCTGTTTTAATTATATTTGCGCCGTTTATAAGTAGAGTATTCTAATGGCTATTGGTCGTAGTTCTATGCGACAACAGGTTACAAAACCGCCACAAAAACGAAAGTGGAGTGCAAAACGAAAGCGTTCTGTTAATTGTAAAAATCCAAAAGGGTTTAGTGAAAAAGCGCATTGTGCTGGGAGAAAGAAACGTGGCAAAAAGAAAAGATCCTAAAGTAGGTACGGGTAAAAAACCAAAAGGCAGTGGTAGAAGACTCTACACAGATGAAAATCCAAAAGATACAGTATCAATAAAATTTGCCACACCCGCAGACGCAAGATCTACTGTAGCTAAAGTTAAAAAAATTAATAAACCTTTTGCTAGAAAAATACAAATATTAACCGTAGGAGAGCAACGAGCAAAAGTAATGGGAAAAACGCAAGTTGCTAGTATTTTTAAAAAAGGAAAAGAAGCTATAAGAAGGAGTAATAAAAATGCCTAAAGACGCTTGTTATCATAAAGTTAAAGCTCGTTATAGTGTATTTCCTAGTGCTTATGCTTCAGGTGCTATTGCAAAATGTAGAAAAGTTGGTGCGGCTAATTATGGTAAAAGTAAAAAGAAAAAGCCTAAAGTAAGAAAAGCATCAACAGGCGGTTATGGAAAGACTATTGCTGCTAGACAAGTAGCAAAACGACCGTCAAGTAACAAAAATGTAGCACGTGGTTGTGGTATTGTAATGCCAAATAGAAGAAAAGAAACTCAATACAGTTAATGGGTCGAATATGGCTGTTAGAAAAACAAAAGCTGGTCTTGCTCTCAAAAGGTGGTTTAAAGAAGACTGGAAGGATGTTCGCACGGGGAAGAAATGTGGGCGTCGCAAAGGTGAAAAACGGGGTACTCCATATTGTCGCCCCAGTAAAAGGATTTCTTCAAAAACACCAAAAACAGCAAGCGAGTTGTCTGCAAAAGAAAAAAGAAGTAGAATTAGGCAAAAAGTAAAATTAGGTCAACCTACAAAAGGTAAACCACGTAATGTTAAACCACTAAGACGGAAGAAGAGGAAAAAGTCATGATGAAGAAAAAGGGTATGGCAAAAGGCGGCTACAGAGGCGGCGTTAAAAAAATGAAAAAAGGCGGTGCTGCTGGTGGGGCTGAGATTAATGTCGAAGAACTAAATCCAGGAAAAATGGTTGATGTCACTGCAATGGCTACTGGCGGCTATATGGACGATAAAGCTGTATCTAGAATGATGGGTGGTGGTAGACCAAAAGGCATGGCTAAAGGTGGTGCAATGGGCGGTGTTAAAAAACGCTCTAAAGGTGGATCAGCTGGCGGTCTTAATGCAGCTATAAAAAGAGTTAAGGCTAACAAGTAAATTGCCTTATCTTCAAAGTAACATTACGCACTTTAAATGCTGGGTGCGTAGAGAGTACACGCATAACCACGCAAAATACCACGGTGAGTTTTTACACGCAATGGCTATTGCAGTAACAACGATGCCAAGTCGTTGTTTAAGTTTTCAAGTATTATTTACAGGTTTCGAGGTAGATGATACTGATGAACCTAATGTCCACGGTGGCGCAATGTGGGCAAGAATGCCAATTACAGCGTTAGTTGGCGATACACCTTTTGATAAATGGCCTGAGCCTATGCCTGTTCATTTTGCTCAACCTTGGGATTGTATGTCTCACACACATGCTGTTTATCGTCTAGATCGTGCGCATCCATGTCCTTGGCTTGCTAAAATAGACGGTCAGTTTTTTCCTGCAAAATATTATTTTACAGTCGATTATACTGAAAGCGAGGTAGCAGACGATCCTGCTCAGCATAAACAAAGTCATGTTTTAGAGCTTTTAGATGCAGGAAAATGGACAGGAAATATTGTAGCATTACCAAATAATAGAGTGCGTGTTACACATCCTGCTTGGTTTGCAACGGGAGAAGGTCCACCAGATTTTCGTCCATCACAGCATATACACTATTCAAAATCAGATTTAGACTATACAATGGACGTGAATCAGATCTTCGACAATTTATATGCGAAGGATGAATAATGGCTGTATCAGGTTCTAAAAACTTTAATATTGACGTTTCTGACGCCATAGAAGAAGCCTATGAGCGTTGTGGTGTAGAAGTTCGTACAGGTTATTCTTTAAGGACAGCTAGGCGTTCTTTAAATTTAATGTTAGCAGAATGGGCTAATAGAGGAGTTAACCTATTTAGTTTAGAACAAGTAACTACGACGCTAACACAAGGTACGTCTAACTACACATTAGGTATAGAAACTGTTGATATTTTAGAGATGGTTTTACGTCGGAATAATACTGATGTAACAATGACAAGAATGTCAAGAGCAGATTATCTTCATTTACCTAATAAAACAACTCAAGGTAGACCTTCTCAATTTTTCGTTGATCGTCAAGTAAACCCTGTCTTGTATTTATGGGCAACGCCAGAAAACTCAACAGATCAAATTATTTATTATCGTCTCGTACGAATAGACGACGCAGATGATTATAATAATGATTTTGATGTTCCATTTAGATTTTATCCATGTTTAGTTTCTGGATTAGCTTATTATTTAAGCATGAAAGTTTCTCCTGATCGTGTTAATCTTTTAAAAGGGGTGTATGACGAAGAATTTGCGAGAGCAGCAACAGAAGATAGAGATCGCACTAATTTACGTTTAGTTCCTAGGATTATTGCATAATGGCATATACTTCTGGAAAACATGCAAAGTTTATTTCTGATCGTAGTGGGGTTGCATATCCTTATTCTGAAAGAATAAAAGAATGGAACGGTGCTATTGTTCATATTTCAGAATATGAAGCAAAACACCCACAATTAGAACCAAGTGTTGTAGGGGACGACCCTCAAGCATTAAAAGAAGCTAGACCAGACCGTACAGAGCCTGCGGTTATTCGTTTATTAAGACCTAACTGTTTTAAAACGGGTACAGCAGGATCACCAGTTTTAACTGTTACTGAGCCGTCACACAATAGGACTACGGGTGATGTGGTTCGGTTTAGAAAAGTTACAAGTTTTGATGGTTTTACAAAAGTAAATATTGAGCGTTCTTCAGGTTATGCTATTACCGTTATTGATGAAAACTCATATACAATTACTATTGCTGGAGATACAGCAACAGTAGGAGGCGTCCAAGGTGGCGGTAAAAATGCAACTGTTGGTATAGGGTCGGGAGTTTTACCTTCACCAGCGACAACGTTTGACTCATCAAATATCAAACTAGATTCGACAACTAAGACTTTTGACGAGGGCTAAATGGCAAAACAAACAGTAGGAATTGGCTCTGCTGCAAATGATGGAACGGGTGATACTCTTCGTATTGGAGCAGATAAGATAAATGACAACTTCAACGAAATCTATAATGCGTTGGGGAACGGTACAGCTTTAACTGATATTATCGACACAAACGGTCTTATTAATGTTAACTCTGGCTCAAACATTATTGTTTTTTACTATGCTGCTTTAACTGATTTGCCTAGTGCATCGGCTTATCATGGTGCGATTGCTCATGTTCATGCAAATGGTGGAATGTATTTTGCTCACGGTGGTAATTGGATAAGACTTAATGATGAAGTCAGTGGTCCTACAACTAAATATACAACAACAGCGGCTAATGGGTCTGCCTATACCTTTTCTGGTCCTGGTGCTACTGCTGGCAATAATCCTAACTTTACCTTTTATAAGGGTCACACATATTTAATTGATAATTCTACTTATGTTGGAAGTCATCCTTTGCAGATACGAACATCTGATGGCGGCTCTGCTTTTACAACAGGAGTTACTGAAAATTTTAATAGCACTGCAGGGTTAACTCAGTTTATTGTGCCACATGAACCTAGTGATACATCATTAGTGTATCAATGCACTAACCACAGTAGCATGGTCGGAAATATAACAATAGTATAGCGAACAAAAAATGTCATTTACATACGCACAACTTAAACAAGCTGTACAAGATTTTTCAGAAAACACTGAGACGTCTTTTGTTACAAACCTTCCTGTGTTTATTCGCGGCGCAGAAGATCGTATTTTTTCTGTTGTAGATCTTGAGTTGTTTCGTAAAAATGCAACATCCGCTTTAAGTAATAATGATCCTTTTTTGAGCTGTCCAACTGATTTTTTAGCTCCTTTTTCTTTTAGAATAACAACTGCAAATAATGAAAGATTTCTTTTAATAAAAGATGTAAACTATATTCAAGAATATAATAAAAGTATTTCTAAAAATCAAAAAAAATTAAAAAATTTACGTTACATTTGTTCTGAAATCAAAGACATTAAATCAAATAATTTCTTACTTAAAAAAAGAATTAGTTTGCTTGTTAGCAACAGTTTGATTCATCACATTACCAATCTTGAAGATTTCTTCTACACCATAAGAAGTTTGTCTAGTGATATCACTGTGAATTTTCACAAGGACTTAAAAAGGCCATTAGATGAAAAGTCTGCTTTAGAACTCAAAGCGCAATGTTCAAAAAAATATAATGAGATCTTAACAAATGATTATTATGCATCTTTAAGAGCTTCTTATACTTTTAAAGAGTTAAAAAAATTCACTTTAGAGAATGATCTATCCTCTTTAGATGTGTT